TGTTGATGCTCCTATTAAATTCGGTTGTTGAAACATTTTATCTTCTCCTATGTTTTATCTAAATATTTTTTCCATTCTTCAATCGTCATAAAGACTAATTTATCGGGTGAAATTGGTTTATTTGAAATATACCATTGTGTGCCTACTTGATATATTGGTGATTCTGCTCTATCCCAATCAATATTTTCTCCTCTAATGCCTATCATATTTCCATCAATGGTAACAATTTCTTCTTTTATCGCAGGATTAGGTAATAGATTTCCTTTTTCATCAAATAACGAATTGTAATCTACTTTAACTTCTTTTCTTTTCTTCTGTCCGTATTCTAAAGGTAAGCCTTGTTCTTTCCCTGCCGCCCAAATCAATTTTGTTTTTTTGTTTTTTGGAGATACCATCAAATCTGCATGGTGGGGTTTTCCATATCCTGTTTCGTGTTGAATGTATTCGCCTTTAGGTAATAGTCCTTCTTGCATAATTTTTTCTTTCGGTGCTTTACTACCATGAAAATGAGTTATTTTTCCATGAGGATTTTCGGGATAATCTACAAAATTATACAGTTTAGTTTGTATTTTTAATATATCAAACCACATAATAATCTAATCCTTTATCGTAGGAAATCATATTCTTTTTCTTTGTCGTAGTGTCTTTGTTCTAATGGTTTTACTTTTATAATCTTTAGATTTTGAGTATTCCAAATACACCCCGAATCCATATCCCAACCGTTAAATATACGAAAAATAAATTTATCTATCCTTTTTTCAGTATTATACCAAGATTTATACCATGTTTTGTAGTTTAATACCTCTATTCCATCAAAAGTTTGAGAAACTAAATCCCAATCTATTTTTTCGTTTAAATTACCAATTTCCGAACCATGTTTTTTATATGCTTGAATAAATTCTCTTGCTTCTTCTAAATTTTTAATTTGTAAAATATTCAATGCAGAAGTATCTAAGTATAAAATATATTTATATGAGTCTAACCAGCCATAATCTACCATATTTCCTCTCATCCACCCTCTTCCCAAACTAAATGAATACCATAAACCAAGAGGCTTAACATCTGCTTTTTGTTGTGTGTTTTCTCTTATTAACTTATCTTTATCACTAAGAGCGATTCTTTCAAGTTTTTTAAGAATACCAAACCACATACTCATCAGTAGTCCTTTATCATTGTCATAATTCCTCTATACACCATTTCGGGTTGTGATTTTGCCGACACTATATACTTAAAACAAGGTATTCCTTTTTCGTTTAGTTTTTGCATTCCGTATTTGAAAGGTTCAAAGATAGGGTGCTTATCAATTTCGCCTTCATGCTTGTGTTTCTCTCCCCATATATCATGTTTGTTAGCCCAAATACCCACCGCTAAAGGATAATCTTCATTCTTTTTCTTTTTTCCGTTAGGCCAAACGCTTGCACATATTCCATCTACTAAAAATTTCCATGCTAATTGGTGGTCTAAATTAGCGGGGCTATCTAAATGTCTATGGTCTATCATAAAAATAATATATTTTACATTTCTTTTTTGTATATCATCAATCCATGCTCGCCAATACATTGACTCTCCGCCAACATCAGCACTTCGTATAGTGTTTGCATTACCATCAATTTTGATTATTTTTCTAGAAGCCCTTTCGAGTCCAACCGTTCTATGTTTGATTTGAGGCACTTCTCCTCTTGTTCTCATTTGATGGCTAAGTGTAGTTTTACCTACCATAGTTGAACCATAAACACCAAAATTGATTGCATGAACTCTTTTATAAAAGGAATAAACTGCTTCCGTAAGGACTACCGCAAATCCCGTAAGTAACGAAATATCCATTCCTCCTAATGAAACAGACCTACAACTTTACTAATTAACCAACCCATGATATTTATGTCAAAAACGCCTAAAATATTACCAATTAGAAAGGAACCTATAACAAAACAAGAACCCCAAAACCACATTCTCATTTGCATCAACCAAATGTCAGCAGAATGAGCGCGTTGTAAATCATAGGCTATTGTGGTTTCATCGAAGCCTAAAACCATTAAAACACCTATTGTAGTGTTGTTAGGAATTCTGCTCCAATACCATCTTCGTCATATTGTGCTATTCTAGGAGCAGTATTGTATTCTTGTTTAAAAGATTTAATTGAGTCTTTCATACGCTTTCTTTGTTCTTCTTCTTTTTGTTTGAGTTCCCAATAGGCACTAATTCTACGGTCTAATAGCCATGATTCTATCCAATCATTTAGGAGTAAATCATTCAATGCTTTCATAACAAGAATGCCTCCTACGGTAATTAAACCAAAAAGAATACCATGTTCTAATGCTCCATATGGAAAATCTATTCCATAATTTGCATACATGAATACATTTGTTCCGCTAATCGTTCCAACAAATAAGATTGTCATAATCAATCTTGTATCTTTATCTAAAGCCGCCATAAAAAGACCTCAATTAAATTCTACCGAATAGGCAAAGTGAGAACTAGGAGAAGGACTAACAGGAGCCGTTACTTCTGCATAAAGTCCTTCTCTAGCCAATACTCCGTGCATATCCGCTTCTACATTTTGTGCGGAAGTATTTCCATTAAAGACAAAACGGCAAAGTTCTGTATTTCCTGTAAATGTTGCATCGTTAGAATCATATATTTTTAGAATATATTCATCGGGGCCATCTGCTTTACAAGTAATATGAATACTTTTCAAATTACAAGCATTTCCACAAATTAAAGCACTAGTTGTTAATACACCACTTGACCTTGAAGCATCGGGCATTACATCACCTATACAATCCTAAGAATATACCTTTAATGAAACTTTTGTTTCATTCTTCGGTTTTCTTAGGTGTTGTTTTCTTTGTAGGAACTTTTTTAATTTCCTTTGTTGGTAAAAGAATTGAAACAATGGTTTCGATATTCTCTTCACAACCCAAAGAAGTAGCCAACATATTAATTTCTCTTTCGGGAAGAGCCATAAGAGGCTCCCTATCTGCTTCTGTAAAGGTAATGTTTAACTTTGGACTTGAAAGGTAGTGAGAAGCAGTAAAGGTTGAAATTTCTGTTTCTTCTTTACTAACTTCAAACCACCCTTCTTGTCCTTTAAGTTTCATTGAATCTTCTAGAACAATTTCTGTTAATTGAATTGTGGCCAATTAAGACCCTCCTCAATTACCGTATGCAACCCAAATGCCGTCAGTATCGGCAGTAGTAACAATTGTTACATTACCACTAGCCAAAGGAAATGTTTCATTTACTGCGGGTGCATTTGTATCAACGGCTGAACCTCTAACTTGAAGATGAATAAAATCTACACGGTTAAGACCTGTTTCAATATCTCCTCCTGTATCGGAACCGCCATTGGTAAATGTTCCATAAGCAACTCTTTTATTACCGAACACCGTAGTTTCGGTGATTGTTGATGAAAAAGCCATCTTTAATCACCTCAAGCGATGTTAGTAATCTTTGCTTGTCCTCTAAAGAAGGAACAACCTGTTTCAGCAATTGTTCGATACAATGCTTGATTTCCTAGACGGCCTACACCGAATGGGTTTCCGTTGCTAATACCATCTTCAAAGTATTGAGTTGGTTTCAAAACTTGAAGCCACAAGTGGTCTGTATCAAGGAATAGCATATCGCTAATTCCACTATCTGCTGAATTTCGTGTTCCTGTCATTTCCTTAACAGGAATAAGAGGAATGTCGTAGTATGTTGCTACACGGAATCCAACTTCTTGACCCTTTACACCACGAACACCATTAACAGTAGGAATAACTTCCTTTCTATCCATGAATCTTTCTTGTGCTTGGAGCAAATCAGCAATTGCTTGAATGGTGTCATATCCTGTTAGGATAACCTTTGGTGAACCACCTGCTTCTCGGAGTTGTCGAATAACCGAGTTGATAAGAGTCAAGGTTAGAGGTCGAACTGATGATGCGGCATATGATGAGTTGAAATCAACAATTGCATCAAGATAAGAAGCCGCAGTAAATCGCTCTTCACCGTAGATTTTACCGAGATTGTTAGTAGCAGAAGTTGTATCTGTTGCGAGAACTCCGCCATCAAGAGCAAGAAGTTCTGCTCGGCTTGTAACAATCTTAAGGAGTGAAGTATAGTTTCGCTCAATATCTGCTAGTGCGCTTGATTCACCATAGAATTCAAGTGGCATAACCAACATTTTGTTTTGTGCTTCTGCGTGTGCTTTACCCATATCTTCTCGGATAATTGCTCGAATATCGCCTAGTCCATCATCAATTTGAGCCATTTCCATAGCGAGTTCGGAAATATCAAATTGGTGTGCAATTGTCTTAGGCGACATGAAAAGTTGTGCGTAAGTAGGAGCCATAGAACTAAGTCCATCTGCCGTAGTAGAAAGTCCTGCGTTTTCGGGAACACCACCAATCTCGTCTGCTTGTGGGTCATCGGAACCGATACCGCCTCCGCTTCCATCGGATTGTAGAGTCAATGTGTTTCCACTACCACCAAAAGGACGACTCTTAAGAATACGCCATCCACTTGAATTGTATGGCCTCTTAGAAAGCATAGCCAAAGCATTAACCTCTCGGTTAAGCATTGACCATACTTTTTGTCCGTAAAGAACATTGTAAAGTCCTGTTGTTCCTGTAATTCCTGTTACTCCGCTTGCGGAAGCATCTGTAATATCGTGTGCAGTATGTAGTCCTTGAACTACACCTGCTTGCTTAAGGAGAGAATTTCCTCCAAAGGCAGGTAGGCCGTATGTTGATGCTTCCAAATCTCTAATTGTGTTAATATATCCCATGTTTTTCACCTCAATATTCTCCGCTAACCGCTTTATGAATATCGCTCCATGACATATCGGAAATTTCATCTAGTGAAAAGACCTTTACTGTAGAAGCAACTTCTTGGGCTTTGCGAATTTCATTCTTTTCTTCTGTAAGCGACTTTCGGAGTTCGCTAAATTGTGTCTTAAGATTTGTAATTTCTGCTTGTGCATTGTATTCTGCTTTAGCAACCAAATCATTACGAGAAGCAACTTCTTGCTTAAATCGTGTTTCAAATTGCTTTTCTAATCGGCCATAAGCCAATTTTTCAAGTTGTTCTTGTCGAAATTGCTCATAGGCTTTCTCGATGTTTTCGTTTGAAAGGTTGAGCGAAGTAAATTCATTGTTACTGAATGCTTTAGTAACATTGTGTTCCTTAAAAGCCTGTGAATCGCCTGTTGGTCGGCCACCACTAACTACAACATTATCAGCAGGTTCGCCATCTTCAATTGAACCTGCGTCAAGGGTTGGAGTTGGGCCTTTCATTTCACTATCATCGGCTTTATCATATCCCATCATTTCTTCTTCGCCATCAGTTGTGTCCATCATTTCTTCCGATGGATGGCCACTACCATAGCCTTTTTCTTCTTCTTCTTCTTTACGAAGTTGATTTACTTCCTTTAGAAGCATATCAAGTTCGCTTAATGCTTTTTCTAGTTTTGTCATATTTTTCACTTCCTGTTTTAAGATGTCAAATTTCGCTTCGGGGTTAATTCCTTTTTCGCATATGGTAACTTCGTGTAATTCAAGTTTGCTAATCTCATTGTATTCGCCTAACTCTTCATTACGCTTTTTTACTTTTTGTAACGCCTGTCCTCCAATGCTAAAACTTCTTAACGAACCTTTGCGAATGCCTCTATTTATTTCCTTTGCTTTTTCTATATCATCTCGGAGTTTAATTACAACAAAGAAGCCCACATCATCTACTTCTGTTTTCCATAACCTCCCCGATTTATCCCTGTATGAATCTACTACTTCTCCGACTTGAACATTAGAATGATTTGTCATTACATTACGAAATCTATCTTTTTCCATAAATTTCTTTACTGCTCCCTCCAATGCTTTTAATGTAATCAAGTCGTTTTGCTTATCTACCATTTCTATTGAAGCATATCCACCAATCATTAAATCTTCATTTGCCTTTAGTATCATAAAGTCATTGTTTTTATGAAGCATTAGTGTCATCGGCTTCAACTTCCTTTGTTCTATCTTGACTATTTAAGTGCTTCGCTTTATTTTGTAATTTAAGGTCTTTGAACTTGTCATTATAAATATTCCAAATACCTTCATCTGTGCTTTTATCAACGGGTTTTTGTTCATAGCCCGTCCATGCTATCCACATTTTTTCTCCTTTTGTTTCTACAACTCTAAAATGAAGTTTAGTTTCAAACTTATTTCCTTTTAGAATGTATTCATGATAGCCATGTCTTTGAACACCTAATTGAACTTCTCCTTCATCAAGTAATTTAGTTCTATCTATATTTGTAGATATTTCAGCAGGATATTTTACGGCTTTTCCAAAGAAAGCAAAAATATCATCATCAGTAGCAATATCAATATTCCAATTTAGAATTTCTTCTTTATGCTCTACTGCAAAAGAAAGATTGCCGTCCTTTCTAAGATAGACTTTAAATTGAGAAGATTCTTTAACAATTTTATCATGTTCTGCAATTACAATATTATTTTTAACTGTAAGACCATCTCTTAAATTAATCCATTCTCCTAGTTCTTTTTTATTAGATTCTAGTAGAGTTTCATAATCATTAGCATATTCTTTTAAAAGAAAATTATGAACATCTATAACTGTTTGGGGTTTATTTTTATTTTTGATGAAGTTAATTATTGCTACTGTAAGTTTTCCTTGCATCGTTTTGAGAGTTTCTTCTGCTTCTTCTTTCCAAAAATCTAAATCTTGTAGGGCATTCTTAGACATTAGATTGTTTTCTTGAAAACCATAAATAGTAAATCCGTCCATACTTTTAGCAATAATAGTAGCAGTTCCGTGAATATTATCTGTAATCGTTATACCTTTTTTAAGAGCCTCAACATTATATTTTAGAGAAGGCTTAGTATCTTTAGCCAACATCTCTAATGTAACTATTTTATCGGGTTCTTCGACTTCGGGTATTTCTATAACCTTAGCAGAATAAAGTGTATATTTTCCCCCACTTTCTTTTACTTCATCTACTTTGACTCTAATGATTTGGCCAACATCAACAACGGTTTTTGTGTTGAGGGCTTTACCAACATTCATGTAAAATTTACCGTTTATTTCAGTTCCGCCCTCTTCTTCATCAATTGGCCCTGCCCCTAAAGTATAGGAATACATACCCGATTTTGTGCCTTTCTTATCAAGAACAATCAAATCTAAATCTACAAATTTCTTCCATTTTACCCATTTAGGATTTTTCTTTGTTCCTATGAAATATGTGGATTCTATATCCTTGATAACAACTCCTTCGGAAGTAGGCATTTCCATAATTTCTTCTGCGTATTCCTTTACATCTTTTAGATTATCTGCAATCCTAGTATCTTTTTTAGAAGGAAAGAATAAATCTTCCGAAGATTTTGTAGAGTAATTATTGAATAGAATATTGATTCTTTTTCTCAATGGTTCATCTGTTAGTTTTTGATTTTCATGCCTCAAAATATCAAAAACATGGGCTTTGAGTCTAGACTCTTTGTAGGAATTTTTGAAAATATGGGCTATTGTATCGGCCCTATGAAGTGCTTTATCACCATCAAACAGTATCAATTCAGCATCAAGAATACAATCCCCGTATTCCTTTTTCTCTAATTCTTTGACTTGTTCTTTACACTTCTCGGTAATGTCTTTTTCATTATATGAATAGATTGAAACCTTGCCGTCTATTTTGTGTAATTGGATTCTCATTCCGTCATATTTTTCTTGAACTACATATTCTCCGCTAAACCCTTTGAGTTCATTCATATCTTCAATGTCAAAAATTCGATACATTGGTTTATTTGGAACTAAGAAATGAACATTCGCTTTTTGTTCTTTTTGAATTTCTACAAGTTCTTCAAATTCTTCTTCTTCATGTTTTGAGAAATAAAATAATTCTAGAATGTTAAGTGCTTCCTCTACTTTCTTTTCTACTTGTTTTGTATCTTTATCATCACCATAATGTTCAATAATATAGAGGCTAATATCTTCTTCTTGTAAATCAAGACCTTGAAGCCCTTCGGTTAAAGTATCTTCTTCCATATCTTTGATTGAATATATATCTTTAGGTAGGGCTTTATCATCGGAGCGAAGAGCATAATGAACAAATTTAACCATTGTTTCGGGCGAAGATAAAAGAGCCTCTAATACATCTCCCTTAAATTTGTCAGCGAATGGGTCTTCTACTTTTTCGGAATCATATCTCATAAGTTTAATTGCTTCATAAATATCTTTAGCAACATTCGATTCGGGGTTTTTAGCATCTTTATCTTCTATTTTTTCTTCTCCAACATAATTTTCTAATTCGTCTTTTATTTCCGAAGAAAAGGCTCGATTGATTTCTTCAATGATATTTCGCCAACGCCCCCCATATTCTTTGGGGTCTTCTTTTGCTGAAAGATATGCTACTCTTGTTTTCTCAAAGAGTCGAAGGATTACATTAGAAGCGTTATCTTTTTCGATAAGATACGCCATTTTTCATCACTTTATTCATAGCCTAAATCTCGCATAATTGCATCTACAATTCTCGTAAATTCCATTAAATGTTTATCGTAGTCCAATATTTTTTTATCTACTAAAGGGTTAATCAAAGAATAAACATTATCAAATGCACTATTTAATTGATTTTTTAGTTTTGAGTTCAATTCTTGCTTTTTCACACTTTCACCTGCTAAACCATATCCCGAATGTGTATTTTTATTGTTTTCAATTTTAGTATTGTCATTTTCAGCCTTTGGTCTTTTGACTTTGACTTCTTCCATATCATCATCATAAGGCAAATTTACTTCGTTTTCTTGTTGAATAAGTTGTTTTACTAAACGAAGTTGTTCTACTGTCTGTCTAATTATTGCTTCTTCTTTGGTAACTTTTTCGGGCATTTTATCTTCCTCCATTTACAAATTTATCAATGTCTTCCCAACTCATTTTATGGATTGCATCGGAATCGGGAACTCCCATGTTTGTCATTGAAGGTGTTGGTGTTTCAGTAACTACAAATCCCGACTTCATCAATAAGTTGTCTTTATGATAAACGGCTCTTTCTAGTTCTTTTATTCTATCAGTTAGTGCTTTTAGAATTTCTAAAAGTTCAGTATCTTGTTCTACATCATTCATCTCTTAAATCCCCCTTTCTTTTTGGAAATACTACTTCTCTTAATTGACGATATAGTAACTCATACTCTTTACGAAGTCTGCTACTTAACGCTACCATATCAATATTCCTCTCGTCAATAGATTCAAACCTTTTTTTCATTTTATTGTCAGATTTTATTAAATCTAATTCTTTGAGCATATCAATTAGTTCACCTAATCGAGTAAAGTCTTGACCAAAATATTCTGTTGGCTCAACTGATTGTAAGGTTTTCTTGAGTCTTTTTCTTTCTTTATCATCTAAAGTGTCTAGAATTGGGCTGAATTCTTTTTCGATTTCTTGTTTTTTAATGAATGTTTCTAAATATTCATTTACATATTCTTCTAATTCCTTTATGTTAGAATTTAATTCGGACTCATACAGTTCGGCATTTTCTTCTTTTAGTCTATCATTCAAATTCATTAAATCTTCATCGGAAATAGTATCTTCTACATTATCTAAACTAGAAACATATTCTTCAATTATTCTATCTAAATCATCAAGTTCAAAAGCCATTGAATAAGGGTCATCTAGTGTGCTACTAAAAAGAGTAGCCATATCTTCTACAAATCTACCTCTATATCCTGCTATGTTTTCTTCTTTATTCAAACGATAAAATAATACAGTTACTATTTTTGTAGGTCTATTTATTTCTAATAAGCGAGATAAAATATCCTCTTCGTAATTTGCCCTAAGAAATATTTCGTTATCTTCATCATTCAAAGTCGAATTCAAAATCTTATTTATTCTTCTTCCTAAGTTTTTCAGTTCTCTAAACTGTTCTTGTTCTTTATAGGGTTGAGTTGTAATGATAAGTTTTCCCTTATCTTGAATAAAATACATTACATCATTAGAGTCTTTTTCTATTCTTTCTAGAAAATTTCCTAATCCATCAATTTTTTTAGCCCAATCTAAATTAGAAGAAAAAGGGCCATTTTGGAATTTTTCAAGACTAGTTTCAATATTTTTTATAATTTTAATATATGATTCTTGTATTTTTTTATCTTTAAATTCTCCTCTTACGATACCTTCAAAGATTTTAGAGGCTTCTACTATTGTTGTAGGAGGTTTTATTTTTGTTATTCTTTTCAATTCTAACGCAGTTTCATATATTGAAACTAAAAGTGTATTTAAAAATGAAGTGTCTATGTCTTTAGATAAAGATTTTAGATACTTTTTAATTTTGTTAAGGCTATCATCAACAGATTTAGATTCCTCTTCATTTAGATAGTCGTTTTTATATTCATCTGTATTAGCAACATATCTATTCACTTCTTTAATATATTGTTCAAGCCCATCCCCTTTCTCACTATCAAATCTACGCATAGCATCTTCAACAGTAATTCCTTTAGGCATTCTGCCGCTTCTATCTAAAGAGTCCTCTTCATTTTCTGCTTTAAGGATAGAAGTCCAAGACATAATGCTCACCATTTATTTTCTGTTCGTGGTCTTTTCTTGATAGGTAATTGAATAGCATCGGGAGTATCAGCAGAACCAACTTTAGATTTATGGGTTGTATCGGGTGGAAGTCCACCTAAAGAATAATCCCTAGATGGCCTAACTTGATTATCGTTTGACATTTTTTCTGCTCTTACTTTCGCTAATTCTTTTACTAATCTTCTCTCTTTTTGTCCTATATCTTCTGTCATATTAACCAATTCTCCTTTCACTTCTTCTATCTACATTTTGGTTTCCCGCATCTGTCGGCAATCCCGTAAATCTCTTATCGGGGCCTACGCTCATCGAGGGTTTATTTCTTGTGGTTGCAGGATTCTCTTGAGGTTTAGAAGGCATACCTCCACCTTCTGCAAATTGTCTTTGCATTTCATCTAAATCTCTTTGGTCTAAATTTGACCCTGCTAATGAATTACTTTCTATTGCTTTTTCAGTAGGGGCTTCTTGTGTTTCTACGGGTTCGGGCTTCTTAAAAGTAAAGTTTCCATCTTCGTCCATTTCAACTTCAAATCCAAGATTTTTAGTAGAAGCGGCAATATTAACTTCAAGTTCTCTCTTTCTCAATACTGCAATTTCATCTTCTTCTTCACTTGGAGGTAGTTTCAAATTCCAATCTGTAATACCGAATTGCTTAACCAAAAAAGGAAATACATAATTATTATACACATTTTGAGCCATTTGAACTGCTCGGTTAGTAACAAGGATTTGCATACCTTCATTATTCAATCCTCCACTTGTAGTATTGTCAGCCATAAACACTTTACTTACACCATAAAATGCTGAAATCCTATCTCTTAAATCATCTTTAACTGAAACATAATCCATTTCTTTTAGACTATCCATGAACTTAATCCATTCAACAGACCCCTTTCCATTTTCTGCTTCTATTCCCATAACAGGAATATAATGGGGGTCTTGTTCCATTCTTTCTTTGACTCCACGCCAAAAGGCCGCCATTGAATCCATATTTCTTGTTTGAACTGCGAGAATCCCTCTCGGCATACGGCTTTTTGTATAAGACGAATTAACATAAGTTTCCATAGCAATAAGAGTCATAATATGATTGAATAAAGTAAGAATAGGGGATTGACCATAAAGCCTACTAGGATTATATTTACTAAAGTGAAGTATTTCTCCTTCAATATAATATTGCTCTTCTCCATTTGCTCTATTTACATAATGAATGGGGAGCAAATTACCTCCACAATCTTGACAATTTTCATACGGTTCAATAGAAATATAATTTCTATGATTGATACAAGTAAAGCCCTTTGTTCCACGAATACCTACTTCATCAGCATAAATACTCATAGTAACAGGGTCGCCCCTAAATAATTCTTTGATACGGTGCATACGGATTTTACCATTACCGTCTAAATAATATTCTTTTACAAGAACAATATAAGCATCATCCATAATATTCAAATCCTCTTCTAATTCTTTTAGAACATCAATAAAGAGTTGCTCGGATTTATTGATATATCCCTCTAGAAATTTTTCAGCATATTCTAACTGTTTGGGATTTGGTAATGCTAGATTATTAGAACCACATCTAGAACATTCAGTAACAGGTCTTTTATGTGTTTTTTGACATTCGTTACATCGGCTTTCATAGGCTTTTTCCCAAACATACCCTCTTCTAAATATCTCTTGTTTGAGTTGAGTAATACAAGTCCGAACAATAACCGATTGACTTACGACATTATAAATCATAGGGGCGGTCATCATGTAGGAGTTTTCTCTTTCTTGAATCCCTACATTATACACCCTGCGGTCATTTGGCTTAGGGGTGCTTCTACGGAATAAATTCGTAAAGGAAAATCTACTTTTTTCAGCGATAGCATTCCCCTCCTAGTATATCCACGAATCTTTTACTCTTAGTTTTTCGCCTACCAATTGAAGTTACAAGCCCACCAACCCGCAGTTAGTTTGTTTTTCTTGTCCTTACAATTGTGCCTTGATTTGAAATTTTTTCTTCTTTCGGGGTCTTTGTGTTGAAGGAAATCTTCCATTCCTCTAAACCCAAAATTGACAATTTTAATAATGGACTTCCCTCTTTCATAGACTCTAGCCAATACTCGATATTTGCTTTGGCTACCCTTTGGGGCTCTTTTGGGTTTATTAAAAGCAGGAAATGTTTCTCCCCGATATTTAATTTGACCACTTTTTGTTCTTTCAACATCAGCCTTTACAATAGAATGAAATGCTTCATCGGATATGCAATCATCACAACATGATTTCATAAAAATATCATCGGGTATCTCATAATGAATTTCTTCTTTTAGTATTGTTTTCCAACTCATACTCCTTTCCTCCTTTTATATGTTTTACAAGCGGCACAAGTTGGCCTACATCTTTGTTTAGTTCCTTTAGAAGCATCTTCACGACCACAAGATTCTGTTCCCTCTTTATCATCTTCGCAAGATTGACAAGAAATCCAACCCTTTGCTTTACCACTACCGCCTCTTCTTGAAAACCAACCATGAAGACCTTCCTTTTTTTCTCTTGCGAAGTTATCTCCGCCTTTTTCAACTGAATTACCCCAATTCTTAGCACCGACTTTACGACATTGAACTAAAGCCCCACTACCATAAGCAGAAGGCCATTCTTTATATCGGGATTTAACTTTATAGTAGCAAGCATCCTTTTCTTTCTTAAGTATTTCTTGCCAACTTTTCTTAACATACCCGCTAGAATAGGCCGCAGTTCTTACTTCTTCGGCCTTTTTCTTTGTTTCAAATGGCCCCCTTGAACCCCAATACCACCCATCTTTTTTATGAGTAATAGGCATTAAAATCCCCTCTTATTTTGAACCCATGCAGTAATTTCATTTAAGTCTTCTAATTCGATATTAGTTTCATAATTGTTATCATAAGCCCATTGAATGAGTTTATTCGTAGAAAGATTACTACCGCTTTTTGGGATAAAAGGACAACCTCCTAAACCCGCAATACTACTATCGAATTTATCTACTCCCCAATCAACTGCGGATTTTACATTAGAAAAAATATCTCGTTTAATTTCTTTATTTTGGTGAAGATGAAGGGCGATTTCACAATCTGCCTTGCGAGTTAATTCTAAAGTTTGTAGCATTTGTGTGGGATGGGCCACCCCTATTGTGTCGCATAATACTACTTCTTTTCCTAAATTAGAAGCCTTTTCTATTGCATTAACAAGGTCTTTTTCTTTTGGTTTGTTTTCGATAGGACAACCAAAAGCACATGAAATATAAACTCTAACATTTTCTTTATTTATATCTTCTAACATAGAATATAATTCGGAATATATCTCATCTAAATTTTTATTTAAATTTCTTTGATTGAATGAATTCGATGCTGAAAAAAATACATTGAAATTTTTAGCACCGACTTCTTGTGCATTTTGTAATCCTTTTTTATTAGGAATAAGAACATCAAAATCATCAAGGTGTTTTGTTGCTTCAAATATTTCTTTTGCATCGGCCATTTGAGGAACAAGTTTGGGATTTACAAAAGAAGTAATTTCCATTTGTTTTAGTCCTGCGTTGTATAAAGATTCCACCATATACTTTTTTTCTTCTGTTGTTACATGAAAACTACTATTTTGAAGGCCATCTCTAACACCGACTTCGTAGATTTCAAGGGTCATTTCATTCTCCTCTTTTTTCTAATCTTAGTCGGGCATCTATTTCTTCTTGAGTATATCCTCTATTTTTTAATTTTTCAACATCTAAACCTGCTTCAACATAATTCATAATTTGCTCATCTGTAAATCCTAATTCTCTAAGTTTTTTGTAATCAAGATAATAGTGCATTTTCGGATGAGTTGGTAGTCCATAGCGTCTAGTGAGCATATCAAATGTTTCGGGTTTATTTTTATCTAAATAGTAGGCTTGTTTCAAACTTTTAATTTTAGCCTTTAGTGTATCTTCTTTAATAATGACACCAACTTGTTCTAATTCGTCCATTACAGACATTTTACAATTATCTTTATATTTTTGAATATCATCAACATAAATTCCCTCTTTCACAAAATCATATCCTACATGGTCTTTATGATTTTCCCACTTCATTAACTTAAAAAGTTCTTCACATCTTTCTTCATACCAATCAGTATTTTTATGTGCTTTCTTCATTCTTATAAGTTCAATAAGTAATTCAGCATTACTCTTTTTTAATTTAAAATGAGGCATACATTTAGTAAGTAAATTATAGACATCATCTTGAGAATAAAAGTTTAGTCTATTAACGGGTCGAGTATCTTGTGGGGATTTTTGATTAAGATGTAGTTTTCCAAAACCTATGCTTTTGTGCATTTCCTCCATGAATATTTTTCCTCTATCCCCCGTAGCAATAAGTCCGACTCTTGGGTTGTAGTTTCTATCCATAGTAATATATCCATCGGAGTCAATAAATGCCGCAGTATATGACCAAATATTCTTTTTTATTTCGGTATTTATTTTGTAGTATTTTCCTTCAAGAGAAACAATATCTAAACTTTTACTAATTTTAGATATGGAATTCCATGAAGTTCTATCATATAGTTTAGAAGGCATTTTATCATGTATTTGTCTTGAGGTAATGCCTTGATTTTCACAAACGCACTTAATAATAAAATCTTCGACTTCTTCTTTAATTGATTTTCTAACTGAATAATCAGTAATATTAGAAAGACTTTTTCTAAAGTTTGTTTTGGCTAAGTTCATCTGTTTTTGTAAAGTTGAGTATTCTTTACCATACGCCATATTTTTTTGCTCAAGTTCTGCTTCCCAATATTTACAAAGACTTTCGATAATTTCTCTTCTAGGTTCTACATCTTTTAACGAATGCAATTTTCTTAAATCTAATTCGTTATATTTCATTTTTTTAAATGCAGATTGATAAGGAGTTAGCCAATAAATATTATCAATGCACTTTTGTAAATATTCGGAATATCCTTCAATTAAAGAATCAATGCTCTTTGTCATTTTTTCTCTAAGTTCTCCCTTCAAATTTCTTCTTTCTTTTCTCATATCTTTAATAATGTCGGGAACTGTTTCTTCGTAAATTTGAAAAGTGGGTGGATATTCTTCTACAATTCTTTTTGCTTGGCTCATGTTCATATTATATTTTTTACAAATATCAATGCAAATCTCATTATCGGAAACAACATACATTTTTTGTGTAATCATTTCCCGAATATCATCAAGGTCATTCTCGGCTTCTTCTTCAAGTTCAGCCACTTGTTGTAGGCGGCTACTTGCTTCCCTTAATTCTTGTGCGGTAGCCATGTTATCACCTAGAAGTTTAATCCGATGATGCCTTTATATGGATTATAAGGCTTCTCGTTAAATATCCCCAAATCGTCTAATAATAAGAATTTTTCACCCATTGTTTGTGAAGAAGCATTTGCTAAAGCCAAACTCATAACCATATCATCATGCCCCCCTACTCCTTCAAATCTTCCTGTTTCTGTAATAGCAAACATAGATAATTCTTCTACTAAGGCAGTTGTTACTCTTCGACTTTCTTCATTTCCATAGGGCAAATGTATTTTGCCATTTTCAAAATTCATTTGTAGATTAAGAATAATATCTTGTTTCTTTTTGCGTGTAGTATTAAAGTCATGCACATTTACATCGGATATGTTTCTTAACTCTTGAGTAAATGATTTAGCGAAAGCATTCGTTTCAAAGAGAATAACTTCGGGGTTGAATATTTTACTAACAATTCTAACTTTATTTAGATTCTCTCTAAACTCAACATTCTTTGCTCGGTCAATATACACAATAGATTTATTGTCATGCTCATCAACTTCTAAGACTGTAATAACATTGTAGTCGCCATCAGTAGAAATAGCAGGGTCAATTCCTACATAATATTTGTAGCCTTCTCTTCTTGTAGGCTTTAATATCAAATCTTTGTTTTTGGCTCTTTCGATATATTCGGGATTAAATAAAGAAGTTCCCGTAGAAATAGGCACACACATATATTCTCTTGTGAATTTAAGCGAGCCAATTTCAGCCTTTCTATCCATAAGAGAATCATAATCCCATCTTTCTTTCCAAAGAGGTTCATTAAGAGAATTCAAACAAGGATATTTTCTAACAAGGTATAGTGGATTTTCTTCTAATTGAGCATAAATATCTGTGTAAGAAAAAGGAGTTCCAATAATTCTTAATGATGCAGAATGATGTAGTGCGGGTATCATATCCCCAAAAAACCAATCTGTAACTTTTTGTATTCCCGTAAGACTGAATTCTTTTAGAGGGTCGTCAATAATAATTTCTTGTGGGTGAAGTCCACGAATTTGAGAATTTACAGAACGGGCCACAATATTGTTTCCATTGATAAGGTTCATTTCTTCAACCGCCCAACCCTTATTTCCTTCGGGTTTAAATCTTTCAAGAAGGGGGCTATTGAATAATTTAGCAATAGACTTCATGTGCATATTTGTCTGTTTTTGGTTTGAAGACATATATACAATTTGATAGGGGGGAGGTTGAAATATTAAATTCCATACTACCCAACTGTGCATAAATACTGATTTACCATGACCACGACTACAAATGATAACATTTCTGTTGGAGTCTTTCATCAAATCTAACCATTCTAATTGATGATTTGTCATTTGGTATTTCAAAACATATTCAAAGAAATAGGAAAAGGAATTTCTAGAAAGTTCTAAATCCATTTGGTGTTCTAGATTTAATTTATTTATTTCCATTACTGTTCCCTCAAAGAAAATAATATGGCTTTCATTTCGTCCATTATTATTTTGTATATTCTATTAAATTCACTAAGAAAATCTTCAAATTCATCAGCATTTATCATTTTTTCTGTGTGATAATCACGAATAAATTCTTCAATTTCTATAATTATATCTTTAAATTCACCAATTTTTTGAATAAGAATATTGGCTTTTGATGGTTCTTGTCCTATTGGTTTAGCATAAGTATCTTTTTTTAACATAATACTCACCTAAAATTAGCCTTAAGGAAATAAACTACTTCTTCTGTAATTCCTAAAGATTTAGCAATATTGCTAAACGAATCAATTTCACTTACTGCTTTAACAATTTCATTAGCAATAATATCCATACTGTATTTTTCATCCACTTTTCTAATCGCCCAATCAATGTGTTCAACTTCATCTATTGAATTCCGACCATAGAAAGTTTCCATACCCTTCATAATTCTCAAAGAATCATGAACATTCAAAATTTTATCTTGTATTTCTTTTTTCTTTAGTTCATTAAAGATATTGGAAATGTTTTCTCCTAGTGGTATCTTTTGTTTATTATCGTCTATAAATTCTAAAACAGAATAGAGAGTTTCGGAATCCCTCACATCAAAATCTTCTGCTCCTATATCGGTAATAGTAAAAGAACCAAACAGTCGAGTTTTTTCGGAAATATTAGGATTCATTTTTTTCCATATTGAGCCGACTAAAAGAGAAAAGTCTTTGACCACTTGTTTTCTTTTTTCATCCTCGTTTTTGAAGAAAGCCTGTATGACTTTGATTGCTCTTCTTCCTTCTCTTATTACTTTGTTAATATCTATTTCTCCTTCTAAACTCTTTAGGAATTTTAGAATAGTGTTTGCTTGATTTTTCTTAATTGGTATATTCTTTGTGGCTAGATTTTGAACTAAAGCGGAATATGTAGGGGTGGATTTTGGAGTAGGTTGCGATACAAACATAATAAGAGCCTTTGTATTTCTATCATTTTGATATGGGAAACGCAACCCTACATTGTTTGTTCTATCGAAAGAGGGCTTGATATAATATTCATAGAATGCTTTTATGTATTCTATAATTTTCTCATCAAGATTTTCTCTAGCAGAAAAAGGTCTTGGTCGTGTTCTTTGTCCGTATGTTCTAGATACGGCTTCGTCTTCTTGATTTGCTTTGTAGTCCTTTTTTCCTGTTATGAAAGTAACACTACCTCTTGCTCCTTCACGGAATTGAGTTGATTCTACATAATCTGCTATGGATTCAATTGCATCTGTTATTGCTTCTATTGTTTCGTTGGCTTTACTATCTATTGATGATTCTTTAGGCTCTTTGGGTTCTTCACCTTCTTCGGTTTCGGATTCTATCCATTCTAATACTTCCCCCCCATAAAAAATAGGAAAGTAGGAATTCTCAATTTTTTTCATTGAAGTAATATCTTTAGCGGCATCATTAATTGCTTCTATTTCATTTAATGGTAATGTAAGTTTTCTAGAATAGGCTTGTATTAGTTTTTTCATTCTAAGAGTTCTCGCAGGAATAAACGACCCCATATATTTTTCAGCATAGAGTTTCCCTATAATATCCATTTCTGTTGTTTCAACGATATTCTTGTAAGATTCTTGTATAGAATTTGCTAATGCAGTATATTTTTGCCTACCTTCTTCTGTTCTAAATTTAGTTGCTCCTTCTTCAATATCGGCATATTCTTCAAAGGCCTTCTTATCAATATCATAGCCTATTCTTTTTAACATCTCGGTAAAAATAAGTAGGGCTTGTGCTTTTTCATTTGAGGCAGAAGCAGTAATAAGATTTACAGGACTCATTTTTTTAATATATTGGCCTTTTTTTCCTACTGCTAGAACTTTTGCGGTTTTAATGAGTCTATTTCTTCTCTTCTCATCATCAATTTCTTCTTGTGTTATTCCGCTTTTTGTTTCTTTCAATCCATTGATTATTTCTACTAACGAATCAAATTCTTTACTCTTATCTTCCCAAAATTTATAAATTTCTTCTCTCTCTTTTAGTCCTCTTTTTAGAGTATTTCCTAACTTAGACCGAATTTCGTCCTTTACATCTATGGCCTTACCCTTCTTTGTTTTTTGAGTAGAAGTAATGCCCTTATAGTATTCATCAATGCCCTCTAATAATTTTTTAAAACTAGGCATGGCTTCTATTGTCTTAAACATATTAGTGCTTATTGAGTCAGTTCTTGCTTTCATTCTTTCAAGAATTTTTTCGGACTTAAAACGGGGAAGGTTTTGCTTTTCACTAAATGGGTCTTTGATGTTAATTTTAGAAGAAGAAATATCGCCCGATAATGTATTCATAGTAATGGGTTTATCATTATAGGTAATGTTTGAGAAAAACTTATTTAAAAAATTATTTAACTCTTCGGCTTCATCAACTTCACTTCCTGCTCCCTTTTCTGTCATTAAAATTGCTAAATTCTTTTTAGATAAGGGGCCATCTTCTCTTGTTTTTTCTGTGATTAAATCTCTTAATTCTTTACCGTCTTCATTTTCTTCTAAAATAGAAGAAAAATGTTGTTCCATAATATTGATTATTTCTCTTTTAAGCCCCGAATAATTATCCTTATATTTTATTCTCAAATCAAATAGTTCTTCACTTGGAGGCAAAACCCCTACTAAATCTGTCGAAGCAAATCTACTCTCAAAATTTTCTTCATTAACTTTCATCTTCTACCTCTCCTTGAATCACATTATTTTTCTTTAACAAATAAAATAAAGCATCTACATTCTGTGTATATTTTTCGGGATTATTCACTAGGTCTTCTACCTTTTGCTCAATGTTGTTTGGCAATTCTTGTTTAAATTGATAAATTGCCTTTGATAATTCTTGTTCATATTTATCCCAATCTTTCTCATCAAAAGAATTTAATTCATCATAATACCTAGCCGCCATGTGAATAGAACCTAGCCCTCTTCTTATTTTTTCTTCTAAGTCGCTAGTTTCTTGAGCATTCTCTAAAGAAAAAGAAAAGTCGGAATAGGTTTTCAAAATATTTTTAACAGTAGGTAAATCCATTGTAAGTTTTTCTAAAAGTTCTTCTTTAGTTTCTTCATCAACCAATTCCGAAATAGATTCTTTTAGGCGTTCTACTTCATTGGGTATAAGTAGGGCTTTCCCATCACGAATTTCAATTTCCTCAAACATTAAAATATCTATATCATTATCATCTAATTCTTCTTTTATATTGTTTAAATCCCTCTCGGATAATACTACATCTTGTTGTTGTTTAGGGGCAAATTCCAAAAAGTAATTATTGAGAATGTTTCCTTCTGTTGTTTCTATACTCAATAGTCTTTTCAAATAAGGGTTCATAATATAGCCCCCTCCATACGATTGAAAAACAATATTGTTTTTTCCTAGTAGTTTATTGTTTATGCTAGGTAAAAAGTTAGGAGTTAATTTTTGTAGTTTAATTTTACCTATTGTTCTATTTTCTAAGAAGTTGATGTAGCCGCTTATTAAATTTTCCATAGGTTCTACTTCTGTGGTTTCTTCTATGTCTTTTTCTTCTCCAATTTCTCTTTTTACATCTATTTTTTTATCCATTTTTATTTTATCAAGAAGAGGAGAAAGAGTAGATTCTACAAAAACACGAACACCTGCTCCTTCTCTTTTTTCAATCTCTTTTATCTTTTGTTGGGCTTTTTTTGAGGCTTCTTCATATCCTACTATCATCTGTTCTTTCTGTGTTCCCTTGACTCCCATTTTACCAAAAGTAAATGTCAAAAGAATAGAAGTGTTGGGAGTAGTTTCAAAATTTTCCAATGTGGTTTTTTCTTCTACTGATTTAAAGGCGTTAAGAAGAGCCTCTCTATTTTTGAGGTTGGCTATTTGTCTTCTTATACCTATTTCCCCTCTTGACAAAATATCCTCAAAAAGTTCCTTTGCTTTTTCCTTTGTTGGATTCTCAATAAAAGATTCAAGTTGATTTTCAGTAACCATTTTTGGCCTCTTTTTATTCAATTGAACCAACGCATTACTAATCTCTTTTCTTTCTTGAGCAGAAAGATTTTCAGTCAAACGAAGAAAAGATGGATTCGTGCGTATTTCTTTATTTGTTGAACCCAATTCTTGAAGAATACGAATAAGATTTTGGTATTGGCTAGCCTTTGTATTAAGAATACCCTCATAGTATGGTAGTCTTTTTGGTAAATCTTGAAGAAGATTTTCCAAAGTAATAGTAGGGTTTCTTCTAGCCATAATATCAACCTAATCTTCTTGCTTCATCGGGCATAACTGTTCTTTGTTGTTGTTGTTCTTGTTGTGAAGATAGGGCTTTTTGTTCAGCAGAAGAAATATCTACATTGTCTAATTGAATAACTCCTCCATAGTTTTGTCCTTGTATGGCCACATTAAAAATAAAACTATCAGCGATTCTTTGCCCTTTTGGAATTAACTCATTGTATTTGTTTTGTATTTGATTAAGAATATCTTTGGAGGCTCTAAATTTTGTTTGGCCAATTTGTGTGGGTTTGGTAAATGGCCAACCCTTTTCTAAATCGTCTTCTTTTAGTATTTCTTTCCAAGTCATTGTAGCATCTCCTATGGCCTATATCCTGTGGAGGAGGCTTTAGTAGGTTTAGATTCGGGGTCTTTAGGAATCCAATCAACGCCACCTTCACCAAGATATTCTAAAGACATACCCGATTCATCTAACTGCATTTCTTCGGGCGTTCTATCTATCATTTTAATAAATTCCAATAAAAAGTCATAAACTTTCTTTGGGTTTTTCTCCATAGTTTCATAATCTTGACTTTGAAAAGCAAACATATAATCATCGGAAGAGAAATCAATAAAAATACCATCGTCAATATAAACACTTACTTCTGTTCCATTTCTTTCATCCTCTATTTGATTAAAGGGCGTTCTTCTCCCGTTCTTTAACAAATACAGAATATCCGAAGCAACTTCTTTTGTCAATTCTCCGTAAATATAAGGTTGGCTTGAATCTCTAGTAAGAAGACTCCTATTAGATTTAATAAAATCAATAATCTTCTCAACCTCAATAACATCTTGCTTTAGTATTTCTTTCCAAGTCATTGTAGCATCTCCTTTTGTCTTTTACAATGTGTGCATCTTTCACTTTTTTTTGTTCCTGCTAATCCTCGACCACAATTGATACAATAATTTTTACTCATTGTAATCTCTCCTTAAAATTTACCTGCTGAAACTAAATCTTCCCATTGTTTTCTAAGACCATGCTTTTTAGTAACATATTTTTTAAAATTCATCAAATAATCTTTTTGTTTGTCTTTCTTTATTTTTTCGGATTTAACATTATCATAGATTACATTAAGCGATTTAGCGTTCATAGTTTTGTTTTCTAGCATGGCTTCTATCAATTCCTCTAAATTGTCAAATGTCATAAATAGCGTATCTTCATTATATTTTTTACTAATGACATTTTTCCAACTCATTGTAATCTCTCCTTAATATTCAGGTGGGCTTCTATCTACTGATTCATATGACCTTTCATAAAATGGTATTGAATATCTTTCAGTTTCATCGGGAGTCCAACTTAAAGAAGCAATCCATTTAGGGTCATCTACATATTTATGCCAATCTTTCTTTAGAATTTCAACTATTTCTTCTCTATCATACATACCAAATTGACTTCTTGACCTTACTCTTTTTTTCATTCCTTCAACTGCTTTTTTTGCTTGGGGGTCTTGTTTAAAAATTTCTATAAGAAAATCCTCCCAATTATTAGGGCTTAATTCCACTAACTCGTCTTCGGTATATCCTTCTTCTTGTTTTATTATATCTTTCCAACTCATTGTAATCTCTCCTGCATTTAATAAAAATTTCTTCTTTCAATATTTCTTCTTTCGGGGGAAAAATTATAGTCATCATCATCTTCGGGAATCAAGGCAAAATAAATATCTTTTACTTTAGTGGTCGGGCCTGAAAAATCAACAACAAACCCTCCTTCATCTTCTTCGGAAACACCCGATAGCATGAAATAAGCCTCATTTTCACCCATACCCCGATAAAGACTACTATGATAAGCAAAAAGAGGGCCAATTGTTGCACTTGGCGACATAAAAGAATTTTCATTTATGTCCTCTTTAGTGTATTTTTCAAATTCTTCTTTACTTAGTCCTTCAAATTTACTTCTAATAATTCTTTCAAGTTGTGCTTCTTTTTCATTTTTTGCTTTAATTATATCTTTCCAACTCATTGTAATCTCTCCTGCATCTTCTGTTTAATATCTAGCCAAATTTCGGGATTATTCTGTGCAAGCACTTCTTGAACAATCTGCATTTGGGCGACTATAATTGTATCTTGCCTCTTGTGAATCAATTTACCTTTGAACTCCATCATATACTTTAGCGACTCTC